TAAATTTTAACATTGAACCAGGCTCTAACAGTCTTAAACTATTAGCTGTAAATGATCCAACACTATATGTGTTAGAATCAATATCTTTTATTAAACCTAAAGACTGATTGGTACTTGTACTTGACTGATCCCATGTTGCATTAAGATCTCCAACAATAATTTTTGGATATTTTGCTAGATAAAAATTTTGTACATTGATTCCGCCTAAAATTTCTTCAACGGTATTATATATTATTCCTTCAATATCAGTTTGTGTTGCAAACGTAAAAGATTGCTTTTCAAAAAATTCTTCTTTATAAAGTATACCATCGTCTGCAAACAAACTAGTGTTTGAATATTTTCCGCTGGCATCTTTTAGGTCAAAGAATCTGCTTATACCGCTAGATATTCTATTAGAACTCTTAGTTTTTATAATATCTTGGCTAATTGCAAGAGGACCAATATTATAATCTTCACCAGTAATCAATCTGTTTTGTGTATAATATGTAGTAGGAGCGTTTTGTTTAATTTCTGCATTAGTTTCACTAGCAGTAGCATTACTAATTGTATAATTTAATTTAAGTCCAATTGTTAATAATTGTGCAGATCCGTTTCTTGCTTGATAAGGTATTTCAATGCTAACAGTGTTAACTGCACTAGGAGTAATTACACTTCGTCTATTATTACTAGTTCTGTAGTATGATCTAAAGTTTCCTGATGGCAAATTGCCAAATGCACCATCACTGAAAACTAAATTAATACGATCACCGATACGTGTTGTTACTGCAAAAACATCTCTAGTTTTGTTAAACAAACTGTTGTAGATAATGTTATTACCTTCAGTTGAATCAATTTTTGTCCACTGATTGCTTTCAATTCCAGAACTGTTTACTTCAAATAACCATACATCACTATCGTTAATATTTTCGGCATCAATTTGCACAGCTTGATTTGGTGTTGGATTACTTACTACAAAATTTCCTGTTTCAAGCTTACCTTGACGGAAATGCATAAAGAATCCTGTGTTATTACTGCCGGCTCCTTGACCGTCATCACGGAATAAAAATGCTGGGCTATTGCCTGGCAATGGTGCTTCTTCCAAAATATCTTCACTTGCTATGTCTGTACTTACAATTTCAAAACGTGTGCTTACTCCTTCGATGCGTTTTGTAAATGGATATATTGCTTTTCCAGTGTTTGTAGCATTAAATCGATATTTTTGTGTTTGTACATCTGCAATTAATTCAGACTTTAAAGGATTGCCAATTGAATTAGACAAGGGTAAACTTGAATTTAATATCTTAACAAATTGTTCAAAGTAATTTGAGTTTGTTTGATCATTCCACTTGACTGTAATACCTGATAAATTTAGACCGTTTGAATCTAATATACTTTCAGTTGTTTTAATTGTATCAAATTTTAGTAAACCATTTGCTGCTTGGTTTCTGCGTGGATTGTAAGACAGCATACGTGCTAGACGTAATACGCTTTCTCTACGTTCTGCTGTTTCAAGGAAGTTTTCTCTAGCGTTTAAATCAATGCGGAATGATAGGTTTTGCCCAAGGAATGCAATCATATCAATCAGTGCAAGGTATTCACTAGATTCAATGTAGTCGTTAAAGTCTTCAGGATAGTTTTGACGCAGATAATTAATCATTGTGCGTCTTAGATTATCAAAATCGTAGCTTTGGAAATCAGCGTTTCTAAAACTTTGGTAAATTCTTTTCCAGTCTTCAGCTACTAGTAGCCTTGACTGTCTATCATTTGCAGACATGTGCGTTTCCTTGTTTATTACTAATATTTAGCTGAAATGATAATGTACGTATTTAATTTTAAGACTGTAGCAAACCGTTTTCTTTATCAAATTTGAAGCGCAATTGATCAGTTATATTAAAAGGAAGTACAGTTATTTTACAATCAATTTGTATTCCTTGCTCGTAAGTATCTATAACAATATCTTCTGCTTTTATTCTCGGATCATAATTTATAATATTAGTTACATCTTCGATGATAGCTTCTTGCACTTCCATTGTAAACGGTTCGTAAAGTATATCCCATATAATAGTACCGAATGTAGGATCACTTAGTTTTTCAGTTTGTCTTATGTGAAAATGATTGATTAAATCCTGTTTAATTAATTCAAAATCGTATACACTAAAACTCTTAGCGTCTGCAACTGTGCTAAACCCTCTATATTTTCTGCCAGTAGATGCTACTGGATTACTGCTAGGTACAGTTACTCTTTTATATAGATTTTTTTCTAATTGGCTCATACTATATTTACCTTAATTATTGTGCGTTGCCTGGAGTAGCAGTTGGTCTTACAGTCTGCGTAGCGGCACTATTATCTGTTGGGTCAGAAGTTGGAGGATTAGCATTGGCTGCATCAATTTCTTGTTGTAAACTTGCAAGTGCATCTGCTTCTTCATTATGAAATCTATTTACAACACTAGCTCTTACTCCGGAACTACTACTAGGAAAATATTTCATTCCATTGTCAGCACGTCTTTGAGCATATACTGCTCTAATTAAGGCGGCATCAGTAGGCTCTGTTGCAGTTGGAGTGCTCGGTGGATAACTTAAAGTTTTTAATGCATTATTAAATACTGTTCCAGCACCGCCTGCGCCGTGTTGGATAGATGTAGAAAATGTCATTTGTTGCACAGTTGAAGATCTTAATTGGACATCGAGACCTGTGCGTGATAATACTCTGCGGGCGCCTGGTAAAAAATATTGTATTCCGGCATATTCACTTTGTGCTGCGGCTCCAGCGGCGGTTCCCATTACATTTTTCCATACTGATTTATATGCAGCAGTTCCTGCCCTAGCACTAGATGGTCCACCGGCTGCTGAAAGTTGAGATTCTAAATCAGGATGTGCTCCTGCTAGCCAAGAATGAAACTCATTCAATGCTCCAGTATTAGCTGCTAGTTGATATTTTCCGTAGCTCCACCCGCCTGTGCTATCCCAGCCAATAATAGCTGGATCTCCGCGCGATTCATACCTTTCACTTAGAGCGCCAATATTTTCATCAAATGTGTAATCACTATTATAGTCTCCTGGAGGAACTGGTGTTTGTCCATTGCCGCCGGGCCTACTTGCATTTCCTGTACTTATTTGTCCGCCGCTACCTTGTACAATTGCACTAGTCTTTCTGCCTTGTAAATTTTTATTAAATGTATCTGGTGTAAGAACTCTATCTGCTGATGGCAATGCACCAGGGGCATCTCTATCAGTTTGAATCTTTTTAAATGACATTGGATCTAAGTTTTCATGATGTGGCCACGGTTCATGCTGAGGCGATCTTGTTAGTATACTGTCATATCCAGTTATTAATCCTCCAGGCTTAATTCTAGGAAGTTGATTTGTTGTCAAAGGTTCTGCTGATTCTGCCGAAGATGCTGTTGGAGCAACTGGTCCGTTCATATGGATATATGTTGCTGTTTCTCTGTGTTCTTTAGAACTATTAATAAATGTATTACTGTTAGAAGTTAATCTATTATCTTGTTCTGTTCTAATATGTAAATTTCCAGAAGTTTCAATATGTTGATTCTTCTTTACAGCAACGTGATGATTGTTTAACACTGTAATTTTACTGTCGGCTCCAACATGCAAATTAAAGTTATTTTTAGATTCAATTTGCACTCTGCCAGACTCGCCTTTGGTGTTTCTGCCAGCGGCTTTAATATTAACATTTCTGCCGGCTTCCATGTTTATATCACGCTCTGCTGTAATGTTTAGATCATTTTCAGTCATAATACTAACACTATCTTGTGCATGGATATCAATTTTACCGTCACTGGTCATTTCAATCCATGTTGTGCCTCGAGCATTGCCAATGTAAATTAAGTCTTCACTATTATGCATCAATATTTGATGACCTGTTCTAGTTCTTAAACGCAATAATTCATTTTGTGGAATAGTTCGATCACCGCCTGGCTCGTTGATTCCTTTGTTTTTGTATATTGGAGGACCGTCTTCTGCATGTGT